ACCACCGGCCCGGTGCTGCAGCAGCAGGGTCAGAACTGGGTCACGATGGCTGACCTGCAGCAGGCGATGCGTGCCACCGAGGCCGCCACCCTGCAGCGCATTCGCACCCCTGCCGGCCGCGCTGCCCTGGGCATCCGATGACAGTCGTCTCTCAGAGCCAGTTCCTCAGGGTCTACACCACAGCCGGTGCAACCCTCCACCGCTGGCAGTCGTACTACGCGCACACCACGCAGCAGCACGCTGGAGCGCTGTGGTCCTACCTGCCGTTCGATGCGTCTGGCATCACAGCCGGCCAGACAGGTGACGAATCTGGCGTGACCATTACGCTGCCAGCGGTGCCAGCGGTGGTGGATGCGATCGAGCTGGCGATCACCCAGTCGCATCGGTGGGAGCTGACCATCTACCAGTTCACGCCAGGGCGCGAGCAGCAGCAGATTTTGGTGGAGACCTTCACCGGCGAGATCGTTCGCGCAGTGGCAACACTCGGCGCGATACGAATCGACCTTGGCTCTACCCTGTCACCAGTGGGTGCGCAAATCCCACCTCGGACGCTGACCAGTAACCTGATCGGCAAAGGCTGCAGACTATGAGCGGGCTGATCTCTAGCGATCCACTGGCGACCCTGGCCATGGAGTCAGGCATGGTCCGGGCGCCACTGGCCGAGGGTGCAGCGCAGGGCGACACACAGCTCGACAGCAAGCAGCGTGCAGCGGCCATCGGCGAACCGGTGCCGATCGTGTTCTGTCGCCGTGATGAGACAGCAGGCACGGGTGGTGTCCTGATCTCTCCAGCCGCCACTGAGGCACGGTTCAGCAACGATGCCAGCAATGCCGTCACGGCGTCCTACCACCTGGTGCTGAGCGAGGGGCGCATCGGTTCGATCCAAGTGCGTGATGTCTTCCAGCGATCCTGCCGGGTTGGATCCCACAGCCAGACGTATGACCGTCGAGCTGGCACGTGGGAGCCCGGCAACTACATCACGGCGCACGCTGGCTACACAACACCGGAATGCCCGTACTATTGCGGGACGATTGGTGTATATACCGGCATGTCAACGCTGTCGTTTACTGTTACGATCCCGGATGGATTTGATCAATGGGATCGACAAGTGCATTGCTTCATCCGAAACGGAATGGAAGTAACGCGGCTGTTGGATAACGTAACAGGATCCAGCAACAACTTCGCCGATCTATACAACTGGTCTCTGAGTAATTGCGCCAAGCTGAGCGCCGATCAGATTGATTACAGCAGCCTGGCAAGCGCAGCGCAATTCCTGCATGTCAATGGTTTTAACTGCGACATCAATATCACCAAGAGTCAGAACCTTGGCGACATGGTGGCCGACATGGCGCCATATTTCTTGCTGACCGAAACCCGCGTTGCGGGTCGTCGCGGCTTACGGCCGGTGCTGCCAGTCAACAGCGATGGCACAATCAAGACAACACCAATCGAGTGGGCCTATACGTTTACAGAAGATCATATTTTGCCGGATCAGTTGCAGATCAGCTATGTGCCGCCAGCCGATCGCAAGCCATTCGCCGTGCGTGCAATCTGGCGGCAACAGCTTGATGATGATCATGGCATCATCCGCTCCAGTGAAGTGCGCCTGGCTGGAGAGGCAGAGGAAGGGCCGTACGAACAGCATGACCTTTCGCAATTCTGCACACGCGAAAACCATGCAGTAAAGATCGCCGCATACATTCGTGCGCGACGGAAATACACAACGCACACAGCCAGCGTGTCATGCCGGACGATCGACTTCCCGCAGACCCTGCAGGCAGGCGACATCGTGCGACTAAAGCTGTACCGCTCTAGCGACATTGCAGCATCGGGGTTGTGGGATTACCTTTACCAAATCGAGCGCATCACCAAGACAGCAGCCGGTGATGTCAGCATGGATCTGGTTCATTTTCCGATCAACAGTTCAGGCGTGAGCCCTATTGCGTTAGCAGTGGCTGAAACGTTTGGGACTGGCATTATGCTGACCAGTAATCGCACGGGAGTGAGCTGCGACGCAAGTCCTTCTAGAGCAAGCGATACGAGCGTACCAGCGGAGACGTATCAGTCTGGAACATACGTTGCTCCAGTCAGCTACATATACGGCGGAGGCATCTGGGAGGAATGGTCGCAGGTCCCACCTGACATTGATGAAGAGGTGCCGCCAAACGTAATTCTCAACGAGCCGAAAGACCCGCCACCGGAGGAACCGCCAGAAGAAAAACCTGAGCCAGCGCCTGAGGCAGAGACTGAACCGCAACCACCACCGCAACAGGTTTCAGGATTTCAAGGTCCTTTTGCTCCGGAAAATTGGATAGAACATAAAATAATCTTCTATGATAACGAATGGCGAGAGCCAGGTTTTTACAACCCAGGATTGTATGGAGGATATGTTGTCTACGGATACACCAATGGCGTACCGACCGAAGCGACGCTATACGCTCCTAGGGTCGGGGTGCCGGGCCACCCATTTCTCGGCCCTTACTGGCGCACATTTATTCTATCAATTCCAATTTCTTATCCCTGCACAATTTCGTTCAATTGGTCTTTTATTCCACAATCTTATGACATGCAATGGGAAGATGATTTTCCGTTCATAAATTATCCTTTTGATGATGCGACCTTCTCGCAAGAAACATTAGTTTTTCCTAACGGTTTTAATAATACCGCGGGGCCATTCAATCAAAGTGGAACGCATACTGTTACAGCCACTGTTTCCACTAAGTTTGCATTTCAGATTGATTCAGTGGATTCTGATCTACAAAGAGGCAGATTCATAATCAGCAATTTCGTCGTAACCCCCTTGTAGCCATGGCCCTGTTCCCCGCCCTCGCCCCCAGCACCAGAACCTTCACGCCAGGCAGTCATCCCTTCACCGCCTACACATCCATGTCCGGCCAGCAGAGCCGGGTGCGGCATTCATCCATCACCCTGAGCGGTCAGCTTGATCTGACATTCATCCGCCTAAGCCCTGCTGATCGGCAGGCGATCGAGGATCACTACCGCGGGCAGTTCGGCGAGTTCGTGCCGTTCTACCTGCCAGCTCAGACGTTCTCAGGGTTCACCCCATTGGACGTTGATCCCTCTGGTCTCTGGCGCTATGCGCAGCCGCCCGAGTTTGAGGACCATTGCGGTCCGACCGCAACGGCTACCGTCAAGCTGATCTCTGTGCCAGGCGGTGCAGCCGGCGCCCAGCTGGAGCCTGTCACCGTCTCGATCACAACCGCGTCCTGATCATGGCCACCTTTCCAGCGCTGGAACCTGCCACACGCTCATACAGCATGGGGCGCTATCCGATGGTGACGCAGCAGGTATTCGCCGCCGAGCCGGTGCGATTCCTGCAAAGTGCTGTTTCGATTGGCTATGTGCTCAAGCTGGGTTACACCTTCCTGACCGCAGCCGAGGCGAAGCTGATTCGTGATCACTGGCGTGAGCAGTTCGGCGGCATCGAGCCATTCTTGCTAAGCGATGAGGTGATGCTGAATCACGGCGACGCGAACATCGTCAGCGCCACCAAACGATGGCGCTACAGTTCACCGCCGCAGGAACAGCAGCTGACCGGTGGTCTGGTCAACATCACGCTGGAACTGGAGACCGTCGAGGGCACCTTTGTCCTGGGTGCTGCCATGGCCATCGCCGTTGCGATCGTGGTCGGCAAGGCCAATGCTGGCGGCCCGGCCATGGTCATCGGGATCGTTGTCTCCTTCGCACCAGGCTCGGCCGAGGGGCCCGATCACAAGGCGCCTGGCGTTGATCTCATCATCACCGCCACCATGGCGCCTGGTGCTGGTGGAGCGCCGCCGCTGGAGCGCACCATTAACGCATCCATCACGGCCGGACAGGCCAGCGCAGCGGCCACGGCCATGGCCCGGATTGTCACCGCATCCATCGCAGCCGGCTCTGCCAGCGCGGTCTAGGATCGGTTGACGACTGGTTCACCGTATGGCTTCGCTCGTCTACAACTCCGCCGTGGACGACATGGCGCGTGGTCTGATCGACTTCGACTCAGACACGTTCAAGGCCATGCTGGTCACCAGCACTTACAGCCCCAACAAGGACACGCATGACAAGCGCGACGACGTGACCAACGAGGTGACTGGCACCGGCTACACCGCCGGCGGCACCACCTGCGCGGTCACCGTCACCAAGGACACGGCCAACGACAAGGTGACGATCACTCTTGGATCTGTCAGCTGGTCTAGCAGCACCATCACCGCCCGGGGTTGCGTCTACTACAAGAGCCGGGGTGGCGCCAGCAGCGCCGATGAGATCGTCGCCTACAACGATTTCGGCGGTGACGTGAGCACCACCGGCGGCACGTTCTCAGTGGCGGCAAGCACGATCACGTTGCAGAATTGACCATGCCAGGCGATCACGAGGTCACGCATGGAGACATCCTGCGTGCCATCGGCACCATCGAGGGCAAGCTCGATGCGATGCACAGCAACCTGGGGCAGAAGCACACTGACATTGCCGAGGCGTTTCGACGGCTGGGCGAGGCTGAGAAGCGCATTGCCCAGGGCATGATCATCGCTGTGTCAGTGGGCGTGATCTTCCCGTTGGTGTGGCAGGCCATGGGCACACAAGTGCACTTCGGCCATCCACCGGCTGAGGTCCGGCAGTGATCAACGACATCACGCCGTTCTTCGAGCACTGGAAGGGTCTGCCCCATCAACGCGCCGCGGCGCAGCAGCTGTGGGAGGCGGTGCCGGCCAGCCTGAAGAAGGATGACGCGGCCTGGTATGAGACATGGAAGGCTGCCGGCAAGCAGGCTGAGCCACGGGCGCTGACCAACCCGCTGCAGTGCCGCTACTTCAGCCAGCGCGACTCGGCGACTGAGCATGCCCTCCGGATGTGTTTCAGCAGCAGCTGCGCGATGCTGCTGGAGACCATGCGGCCCGGCACGCTGACCGGCCCCAATGGCGACGACGCCTACCTCGGCCGGGTGCTCCGCTACGGCGACACCACCGAGGCGACCAGTCAGATCAAGGCGCTGCAGTCCTTCGGCATTGAAGCCGGGCTGGTGCGCAACGCCAGCTGGCGCACGATCGAGCAGCAGATCGACCAGGGGATCCCGGTGCCGATCGGCATCCTGCACAAGGGGCCAGTGAGCGCACCCACCGGCAGCGGCCACTGGATCTGCGCCATCGGCTACGACGCCGACGCCCTGGTGGTGCACGACCCGTTCGGCGACCTCGATCTGGTGAGCGGCGCCTACGTCAACAACTGGGGCGCTCGGCTCCGGTACTCCCGCCGCAACCTCGGCCCGCGTTGGATGGTCGAGGGGCCCGGCACTGGCTGGGCAATCATTGCTCAGCCCTAGGCTGGTGCCATCTGCATGTGATCCATGGACGCCAACACCGCCGCGATCGTCGCCATCGCTGTTGCTGCCGGCAGCGAGATCATCGCGCTGTCGCCGCTGAAGGCCAACAGCTTCGTACAGCTGGCGCTGCAGTTCTTGCGCATGGCGTTCCCCAAGCGGTGAGTCGAACGTGCACAAAAAAGGGGCCTTTCGGCCCCCGGTAGTTCAGTCCTCCTCGATCATCTGATCGACCGTCTCGATGATCCGATCAGCGGCCTGGATCAGGCCAGCCACGTTCTCTTGGAAGCGGCGATCGGATTCCTCAAGCGCGGCGATCAGCTCGGCGAGGCTTTCTGAAATCTTCATGTTTCTAGATGCGGGGTACAGGGCATCTCTGCCCTGCACTCAAGGTACTGCCGGGGCCTGCCCATGCACAGGGTCGTGTCACAACTCTTCACATTTTCGTGGGCACAAAAAAAGGGGCCCCGCAGGGCCCCGTGTTCAGGCTGCAGCCTGCTGCGCCTTGAGGATTGCGGCGTCGATGAACGCTTCTCGTAACACTCGGCCCCGGTTGCCCGGGGCATGCCCTCAGCAGGACCACTCTTCGAGTTGGGCGGCCAGGTCACGCATCTCTGCGGCCAGTGCCAAGCCCCGCTCGATCGAGCGTCCGTAAGCCGAGAGGGCGGCGTCCAGTTCAGCGAGCAGCAGCGCTGTCTCCTGGCGGTCCGCCTCGATCTCGGCGAGGAGGGCGCGGTCGGCGTCGGTCATGTCGATCTCCGGTGTGTGGATGAGCCCCCAGGCGGGACTCAGCGGTGCCTGGGTGTGGGCCACCACCGGGATCGGGGCCGACGCCCCGCGAATATGCAGTTGTCCAGGTTCTGGGCTCTGGGCCCGATGCGTTCATCATGCACCCGGCCGCTGCTTCATGCCGTGGGGATGTCGCAATCCGTAACACACGGCCCGAGATGGCGGATCCGGTAAAGCCCGCCGCCGGGCCGGTAGTCGAGCAGGTCGGCCTCCCACAGGCGGCTGAGCCGGCGGCTCACGGCCGACTGGCTGCAGCGCCAGTGTTCGATCAGATCGGCGGTGCGGACCAGGCACGGCGGATCCACCAGCTGGCCCAGGTCGAGCCAGTCGAGCAGCACGCCATCCGGCACGCGATGGCGCAGGGACAGGAGATCGGTGGGGGTCATGAGGATGCCCCGGTTGCACGGGGCCTGTGGGCGATCAGACCGAAGCCAGCTGCTCGCGAATCCGGCCCATCACCTTGGCCGATCGGCGTGCGCGCGGCGCTGCGGCCGGCTGCAGTCGCTCGGCGATCGCTGCCAGCTGCTCAAGGGCATGTTGCGCCTGGCCCAGGCGGTCACAGGCGTCGCGGTATGCCTGCTCATAGAGGTCGACGCGCTGCACCACCTCCTCGGCCGGCAGGTAGGAGCCGGCAGAACTGATGTGGACGTAGACCGGTTCCGGCTGAGGTTCACCCTCGCGCACGATCTGCACGGAGCGGATCAGGTTGCGGGCCTGGTGCTCGCGATGAAGCTCGGCCGCCACCTCGTCGTTCCACTCAAAGACAGGGTGGAGGGGCGCGTCATCGGGGCGAGCATCTTGGACGACGAGCGGAGCGGTGAGCTCACCGTTCTCGCGGGAAATGCGCGCCAGCTCTTGGCCGGCGACCTGAGCATCGACACCGCTGACGCGGGTGCCGGTGCGGAAGCTGTAGGTGATGGTCATCTGAGTTGAGAGTGAAGGTGAAGGGGCGGAGAGACCGCCCCGATGGTGCCAAACCGGCGGTGCCGGTGCGTGCGATAGCGAGCCGAGGCCCGCCTAGCCAAGCCAGACCGGGGCGTGCCCGATCAAGCCATGGCTCGCCTTGCCTGCGGTGCCGCACCGCGCCCCGCCGGGCCATGCCTGGCCAAGCCTGCCGAACCACGCCTGGCCCGGCCTTGCCAGGCCGCGCCTCGCCGCGCTCAGCCCCGCCTCGCCTTGCCTGCGATGGGATGCCAAGCCTCGGCTGGCCTTGCCCCGCCTTGCCGGCGATGCCTGACCCGGCCGGGCCTTGCCTGGCCACACCATGCCGCGCCACGCCTGCCGCGTCGGGCCGTGCCATGCCGGGCCATGCCGGGCCATGCCATGCCTGCGGTGCCGAGCCCCGCCAAGCCGGGCCATGCCCGGCCTTGCCATTCCAGCCATGCCTGATTCTCTCCATCACACGATCTCGAACAGGCCGAAGCCCAGGCCGGCGCTCATCTTCGAGTCCGGCCGTCCCTCACCGATGCCCACCTGCAGGCCCACACGGGCGATCAGGTTCACCACGTCATCGGATGTGAGCATCCCGGCGTCGTACCGGATCCGCAGCGTGGCGCTCCACTCGCGGTAGAGCGGCCGGCAGCGCAGGTCGACCACACCAGTGGCGTTCCGCGTCGGGGCCACCCACGGCTCAGCTTCACCGCTGGTCAGCCGCACCAGTGGCGCGCCGTCCACGCGATCGAAGCCGTCCTGCAGCACCATGAACGCCAGCTTGGCGTGCGTCATCTTGAAGCCGCACGCCCGGCAGGCGCTGATCGCAGCATTGCGGAAGGCCGCGGCATGGATGCCTTCCCAGCCTTCGTCGGCGATGTGCTTGGCACCTTCATAGAGGGACTCGAAGTCCTTGGCCTCACGCTGCTTCCGGCTTTTGGCGGTGCTGCCAGCCTCCTGGGTCTGGCGCATCATCTCCATTGCCTTGGCGCTGAAGCGGTTGATCACCAGCGGAGCAGTGCCTTGGATGTTGATCTCAAGCCGGCGAAAGTCCGGCGGGGTGATGGTCGCGATTGCGGCCGCTTTCGTGGTTGCCATTGAGTGATGGGGTGAATGTCGGACCTCTCGGCCCGTGAGCACAACCTATGGGCCAGGGTTCCCCCGTCCAGCCTCATCGCCCCAAACCGTTACAACCTGTCACACTCCAAGGTCGTCGCTCACCCTGGCGACGGCGAATGAAAAAGCCCGGCTGTCTCACGGCCGGGCCCCACTCCCATCACACCGGTTCGCGCCGGCAGTCCTACGCTACCTCCGACCCCTGCCTGGGCTCGATGTTCTGGCTGGACATGAACCTGTCGCTCTCGGATCAGTTCGAGATCGAGAAGCAGGTGCGCTACATCCAGGGCTGCACCGATCTGCAGGAGCTCAGGCACCTGGCGGTGGAGCTGCTGCGGTTCTCATCGCTGCAAGCCCACATCTCCAGCCAGCTGGTGCTCCAGACGGCCGAGATGGAAGCCGACATGATCGGCGAGCCGACGGCTGAGCACCAGCAGCTGGCGGCCGAGATCCTGGCTCAGCGGGCGAGCAGCTGATCGAGGTAGAGCTCAGCCTGCCAGCGATCCTCTGCGTAGCGGCAGACACCATGAGCGCAGGCGCGGTGCTCAATGTGGCCGCGATCGGTCCGCAACACTTCGATGGTGCCGCCGTCGCGGTGGATCACATCGAGCACCTGGGTCACGGGAGGATCCTCGACGCCAGCCACAGAGTAAGGCCGCAGACCACGCAGTAGGCGACGGTGAGCAGGAGGAAGTCGTGGAGGGTCATGGGACCTGCCGCTGCAGCAGCTCGGCGGCGCGATCAAGCCGATCAGCTTGGCGGATGTCAAACGAGGTAGGTGCAGGTTCTCCTGGTTTGCCATGGCGTCTCCAATAGGCAATGCCCTTTAGCGTCTCGACCAACTCCGCCACCTCACCATCGCTAGGCTGCCCAGTGACAGAGGCCGGCTCCCTGCCTTGCGGCACAGCCGGTTCATCTGCCAGGGCGGCGCGGGCCTCAGCATCAATGTGAGGCGGCACAGAGCTGCCCGTCCGGTGCGCGTGGACGTAGATGGCCATCAGGTATCGAAGGTCCGTCATCATCCCCTGCTCCCCTGCACGGTGGCATCCCCGTTGTAGCGGCCAGTGACTGCGTAGCTGCGCTGGGGGGTGGCGGCCATCTGGTGGAACACCATCTGGCCGATCTTCATGCCCGGCCACAGGGCGACCGGGTGCAGCTGGCGGCTGTTGACCAACTCAAGGGTCATGACCCCGTGGAAACCTGGGTCTGCGTACCCAGCCATCAAGTGTTCGATCCCCTCGCGGGCGCGGGAGGACTTGAGCATGAACTGCGCGGCGATGTCGTCGGGCAGATGGAACGTCTCAACCGTGCAGGCCAGCACGAACTGCCCCGGCTTGGGCAGGTAGGGGTTCTCCTGCGTGTGCTGGTGCAGCGGGTAGGGCACCAGCTCCAGGCCCTCGGCAGATTCGATCAGCAGGGTGGGGCCGAGTCGCACATCCAGCGACGCCGGGTTGACCAACTCAGGATCAAAGGGACTTACCATGCCGCCGTTGCAGCGGGCGGTGATTTGCCAGTCAGCGAGGATCACTGCTCCACCTCCTGCTGCTGTTGCGCAGCTTGGGCGAGGCCGGTGTAGAGCGCGTGCATCGGGTGCGCCGGGTCGTGCCGGCCGTCAGCCTCGTAGAGCGCTTCGAGGCGGTCTTGCACCGCCTGTTGTTGGATGGGGTCGCAGTTGTTCATCGTTCGGTTCCGTTGAGGCGATCGGCTACCAGCTGGGCGTAGCCGGCGATGTCGTGCCAGTTGTCGGCATAGTCGGGGTCTCCGTTCAGGATCCGCCCGATCTTGTGGCAGATCATGTCCAGGGCCTCCTGCTGATCATGGGCCAGCGCTTTTCGGCGCAGATGCAAATGCCTATTGATGATCTGCTTCAGATCTTGAGTGCATTCGGCATGCCCAGTGAACTTGCCGTAACGCTGGCCCCGCTCCTGCAGGGTGTCGGTGATGTCCATCAGATCACAGTCCGGGTGTTGTGGTTTGGGTCGGTCTCATCCAGGTGGCACTCAGGCCCGAAGCCGGTGGCGAGCACTTCAGCGCGGGATGGCTCGGCTCGCTCGGCGTCGGTGGCCTGCAGGCTATCCAGCCAGCTGTCCAGGGCTGCCCTGCTGGTGGTGCTGCCCTTCAGCCTGAGGAACCGCCGCAGCTCGCGCTGGCAGCGGATCCACACGCTGGCGCTGCGGGCGTGAGCGATGAAGAACCGGCCGTTGATGTCGCGGCCGGTCTCGATGCTCATCCCACCCTGCAGGTTCAGGCGGTCGCGGCGCATGCCCTGATCTCAGTGGACCATCCATGGACGTGACGCAGCAGCGCCTGGCGCTCATGCGCGAGGTCGAGCGATGGCGTCAGCCACGCAGCGTCAGCATCGGTGTCGACCGTCAGCCCGGCGGCGAACGGTGCAGTTTGATCAGTGCCGGCCGGTGCGCAGATCCAGGCGCGGCCGCGGCGAAGGTAGTAGTGCTTCACAGGACAGGGAGAGGAATGGTGGAGCAGTGGATGCGCGGCACCAGCCAGACGCTGGCGTCGTTGGTGGCCAGCACCTCGTAGTAGGGCCAGCCACGGATGGTGAGAACACCGGTGACGGTGGCGGTGTCGAGCACGCCCCAGCCGAGGATGTAGACCTTCTGGCCGCGTTCGTAGCGCTGGCCCCGGCGGTGGGTTCTCATGGCTGCTTCAGCGCCTGGCATGCGCGGACATGGCCAGCATTGCAGTCAGCGCGGGTCATGTCATCCAGCGTGGTGGTGAGGCAATACCAGAAGGCACCGGCGATGCCGGTGCAGATGGCGAGGCCGGCGGTGAAACGGAGGAGGGATTGCACGGTTTGCACGGTTTGCACGGTTCGGGAGTGGGTGCCGGGGTGGGCCCCCGGCGGGCCGTGGAGGTCAGGCCAGGTGGGCCTGACAAGTCCCGATCCAGCGCTGCAGCTCACCATGTCGGCGCTGCAGCTCCAGGTAACGGCCGGGATCACTGTGCGGCAGCAACCCGCGAAGCTCGCGAGCGATCTGCTCGGCCTCAGTGGTGAACTGAGCAATCAAGGCAAGGATCTGATCCTGCATTGTTCAGGACCGGCTCGGGGCCGGGCGGGGTGGTGGCCGTCTCCGGCCGTGAGCCAATCATCCCCGCTGCACTGCCCCACGACCACGCCCCTGTCGCAAACCTTCACACACGCATTCCGCCTAGCATCCCCGCAGCAGCCATGCGCTCATGCAGGCCCGGATCGACGGCACCGAGCTGGTGACCGCCAGACAGGCCCGCATCAGCTTCCGCCAGAGCATCTTCAACGCATGGGCCCACCGCTGCGCCTACTGCGGCCAGCCGGCACAGAGCCTCGATCACATCCAGCCCAAGGCTCGCGGCGGCCTCACGGTGCGGCAGAACCTGGTGCCGGCATGCCTGCGCTGCAACCGACTGAAAAGCCACCGCGAGGTGTTCTCGTGGTGGCGACTGCAGCCGTTCTGGTGCGCCGATGCTCAGGCATCGCTGATCGCTTGGCTCCGCTCCGGCGAGTAGCAGCAGCACTCAGCTGCGAAGCCCAGGCCCTCCTCACGTGGGTCTGGAAAGTCCAGGTCGCAGGCGGCACCGCGCCAGTGCTGGCACCGCTCGCAGCTGTGCTCAGCTGTCGGCGCGAGGTGGCGGCGGCGATGCCAGCGCGGGATCTCCGGGCACACGTTCCGGTGGCTGAGCCCTTGGCGAACCTGGCGCACGGCTTCGCGTGATGTGCTGCCCATCTGCCTGGCCATCTCGGCATTGCTGAGATCGAACGACAGCAAGACTTCGCGGACCTGATCGGGGGTGAGCATGGCAGGGATGAGAGAAGGGTCCGGGCCTCCGATGCCGCCAGCTACGGCAGCCAGCACCCCACGTACTGACTGCAGCGGTGCCCGCCCTTACGGGTGGGGCCGACCCGGGTGGTCACAGTTTGACGTCCGCGTCGAAGACGTAACGAGGGGCGCTGTTCGGCTGCTCAAGCGCGGTGAATGTCATGCCAGCGATCGTCAGCCCAGTGGCGCGGCTGAAGGCGTTCGCCGCATCGGCGAAGGTGCGCAGCAGCTGCTCCTTGGCTTGGATGGCTTCTTCGATGGTCATGGTGCTGGGGTACGATTTGGGCTCCATTGTTTGATCGATGGGCAGTCCGCTGCGGCCGGCAGCGGTGAGGCGGACACCGCGTGAGGACCCGCCACCGGCCAACCAATTCAATAGCTGATGCGCACCTGGGCGATGCCGTCGAGCGGCACACCGAGACGCCAAGCAGCGCCAGCTGAGAGATCGAGGCTGTTGCAGTCGCAGCGGTCGGTGACCGGCACCGTCAGCACCCGGCTGCCGTGGCGCACCGTGACGCGGGTGCCGCAGGGCAGCCAAGGATGGGCGGCCGACACGCCCCAGTGGCGGTAGATGCCGCCGCAGTAGGCCGGGCCGCCGTTGAACTCCTGGTGATAGACCGTGGCTGTCACCGGCCGGCCGGCGTGATGCGCGAGGGCCGGGCCCTGCAGAAGCAGGGCCGCGGCGAGGGTGATGCGTCGGATCATGCGCGGGCCTTCCTGCTGCCCTTGCGGCTGCGGCGAGCGGGGACCGGGGCCGGGGCCGGGGCCGGGGCCGGAGCGATGGCCAGCACCGGCACGACGACCGGCTCAGGCGTCATGCCTACCAGCAGGGTGCTCCAGGCGGTGGCCAGCTCGTCGTTGCGGGCCTCCAGCGCCTGACGCAGCAGACGGCCCAGGTCGTAAGCCAGCTCGGCGGCGAGCACCAGCAGTGTGGCGGCGAAGGCCAGCACCGCAGCGGTTACCCGAGCGGCGCGTTCAATGTGCGGGCCCCAGTTGGACAGGGCGATGGACTTGATCGTGTTCATGGCTGATCGGTGGTAGATGGACGATGGCCCAGAGGGCCAGGACAAGAAACAGGACAGTCTTCATGGGGTTCGGGCGTCTCCGCCCTGCGGTCATCATCGGCGCAGCACCAGCCGGTTGCGGTGGTGCTGTCACATAGCTTCACAATCCCACGGTGAGCTGATCACCCGCCACCGGCCCATCAGCACCTGCTGGCGCCCGTACAGGAACCCGCAGAGCGTGCTGACCGGCACGCCCCGCTTCTGCGCCCATTCACGCCGGCGCGACACCGGCAGCCGGATGGTTGTTTTGGTCGACCGGCACCGCAGCACCCAGGCTGGCTCATCTTCCAACCTGGGGCCATCGGTGGCGTGCTTCTTCACCCACCAGATCCATGTGCCCGATCGGTTGCTGACCGAGCACCGCCGGATCAGCCCGCGATCCTCAAGGGTGCGCAGGCTGCGGTTCAGCGTCGCTCGATCGGTGCCAAGCTGCTCAGCCAGATCAGCCAGCTGTTCCCACCATCCGGGGCATACCTGCTCCAGCTGCACCATGACCAGCACCATCTCAGCGCGATGGTGCTGGCGCAGGTGAGCCAGAAAGACTGGCTCGATCACGTCAGAACGGGATGTCGTTCTCGGCGACCGGCGCGACCGCGGCAAGATGCGGGGCCGGCGCAACTGCAGCGGGCATCGGCGCTGGTGCAGCAGGGGCAGGTGCAGCGGCCTGAGCCTGGGCGTCGCTGAACTTCTCGATGTTCTCCGCCGTGAACCGCTCAGCCAGACGCTGCTGACCGTTCCGATCGGTGTAGAGCTCAGGCTCTTCCACCCGACCGTAGAGGAACACCTTGTCGCCCTTCTTGACGTAGTTGCCCACGTACTCGGCCGACTTGCCCCATACCGCCACATTCACCCAGCGCGCAGCCTGTTCTTGGCCTTGCCGGCGTGGCTGACGCACAGCCACTGTGAAGTTGGCGACCATCTTCCCGTCGTTGAGATACTTCAGCTCAGGATCTCGTCCGAGGTTGCCTGTGATCTGTCCGATGTAAGCCATTGTGGTGAAAGTTTCTCGAAAGCGTGGATCCCCTCTGCGGGGTAAAGCACCCGGGCGCCAACCCGGATGTAGGGCGGGCCCTTGCCCGCATGACGCCAGTTGGCCAGCGTCTGATCACTCAGACGCCAGCGATCGGCGAGCTCCTTGGATGTGAGATACGCTCGCTCACTCATGCAACGCACTCCTCAAAATGGATCATCAGCGATGACCTCCGTGATCAGATTCTGTGCAGCCTCTGCTTGATCAACAGGCGATTCCTCGCCAGAGTCGGTGTCTGGTGTTGCAGCGGTTGAGCCAGCGATGATCTTCTGGTTCAGCTCGGCGACGACACTGCCGCCGCCAGTGGCCGGCTCCTCGCGCACCGTCACCGGCCGCACCTCGGCCTCTTCGCGGACGCCCAGGCCGAACAGCACCTCAGGCATGTAGAGGTTGATCAGCCGGGTCGCAGCGCGCCAGCGCAGCATCTGCTCTGGGATCGAGCGGTACTTCGGATTCCGGGTCCAGCCGTCGGCCGCGGCCTCCTTCATCGTGACCGTGGCGGTGATCACCTCGCCGGTCTCGCGCATCACCGCCGTGGCGGTCACCTCCAGCGCGTCGCCGGTGCCCTTGCTCTTCCAGCTGATCGGCCCCTGGAGCAGGCCCGACTTGTTGGCGCGGCTGATGGCGAATCTGGAGGAGGTGTTCGGCCGGCCGTTGATCACCGACATCTCCTGAAACAGCAGCATCGGGTGCTCACCCAGCTGCTCGGCGTAGAGCATCGCCACCAGGCACGCCTCAGGCTTGCCCTGGAAGTGGGGCGGCACCATGCCGCTCATGCTGAACGCCTTGGCCAGGCGGTAGCGGTGATCGAGCGCTGCACCGTCATGCAGGAAGGCCAGCGCTTGGTTGTTGCTGGTCGTGGTCGTGAGGGCTGTGGAGTCGGTCATGGGTCAGTTGGGGGTGAGTTGGTGGATTCAATGGCCGCCGCCAGCTGCTCAAGCGCTGGCACTGGATCCTGGCGAAGAGCTGCCAGGAACTTCTCGCTGCGGATGGCCTCGCGGATCATCTCGGCGGCGGTGCTGATACCTCGGTCGAACGACAGGCTGGCCGCCTCGATCGCAACGCGGAAGATCATCTCGCGGGCATTGAGGTTGGTGTCAGTCACGACACCACCCCGGCAGCTCGATCGGCTCCTGCACCAGGTCGCCATAGCCCGGCCAGCGGCCAGAGGCCCAGCACTCAGCCAACAGCGCCATGGCCGCCTCGATCCGGCGCTGGCCGGCGGCGATCATGGCACCGCTCGCGGGGTAGACCGCCACGGCGAACGGCCGCACGTTCTCCACTGCGATCGTGATGAACTGCTCGGCACCCAGCGCGTCCTGGTTCCAGGCCGCCTGGACGTGATAGTCCAGGTTGGCGATGCTCTTGGCGAACTCCACCCGGCTCGCGTCACGGGTGGTCTTCACGTCCACCACGATCCTCCTGTCTTCCGAGTGCCAGTCCGGCCTGGTCTTGCAGGCGAGGCCCGTCTGGGGATCCTCCCACGTGTAGCTGGCCTCCCGCCGGCCTGGGAGC